TCGTCAATCATTTCTTGTGTGAGTTTCATAAGTATCTTGGAATAAAAGTTACCTTGTCTTTGAATTGTAATCCAGTATCTGTTCTTAGAGGAGTGTGATGTTTTTCACTCGGCAGTTTTCCTGTTGCCAGATAGTCAACAATATCCCTACAACCTAGAAGATATGCTACTGTCTCTTTATTCTCTGGACTTGTATCTTCTAATGTCTTGGTAAGTTCTTTCATAAGTGTCTCTAAATTTTCAGTAGGTTTTCTGTGCAAATCAGGATTGTACTGATTACCATCAACGGTAAATCTAGTTGATTTCATACTCAATTTCAATTACTTTTGATGATCTACCAGTAGATGATGCTCTGGTTAGTTTTGTCATGTTACCACCTAATGACTTGGCGATGTGTTCTAGTTCCTCTAGACATTGTGCTTCAAGATCCTCGTACGGATCATAATACCTGTCAACTTTCATCTATTACCTCTATATTGTACGTTGTCTTTGATTGAGTTGTAATCTGACCAACTGCCACCTTCATCTGTTGTCATGACCTCTTCAAATCCAGACTTATCAATTATTTTTTGTCTGATTTCAAGTTGTTTCTTTTCTTTTTGTATTCTCCTGAGAAACGCATAATGTATAATCTGCGTAAAGTAAGCAAAAGGATTCGAGGATTTCTCAGGGTTAAAATTATTAATGTACTGAACGCAATTTTCGATTCCATCAGAGATCATGTCCTCCTTAAACATGTAGTTGACAAAGTTCGGTTTATACGACAAGTGCCTTGCTATTTTCATAAAACACTCACCGAGATATCGAGGGATTACCGGTCTTGGTTCTCCTTTCTGTTCTGCTAGTTGGATAAGATACTTGTACTCCACTATGGCAGCAAGGAACTCTTTGTTATTGACATAGTGTTCTGAACGTTTTCTAACCATCTGTAATTTATATTATGTTCAAATTATAGCACAACTTGACAACGATGTCCAGATTGTGTACAATAACTCTGTAAGGGTTCAAGGGTTGGGTATATTAATTAATTCTTAGACTTATAGAGTTTCTCTAGAATATCTCTTGCTTTAGATACGCTAGTAATATATCCCATATCTTTAGTCAAGTCAGGATTGGTGGGAGCAAACCCATGTTCAATAACATCTTTATAGGTATCTACAATTTCATTACTTGTAATCTGTGACAGAGTGATTACTTTTTCTAGAGGAAGGACGTAAGTGTCATCGTCAGTCAACTTCATCCACGGTTCAAATTTATACCCCATGGGTATATTCGTTCCGGGGGAACGAATCTCTTTACATATTACTGGATTTGATATTACAACATTCTCTGGTCTACCAGTATTATCTACAACCACCAACGCTAATATCTCCTCTCCAGAAACAAGTTTTAATGAAGCATAAAACTCATCATAGGGTTCATCCGATTTTGATTTGGAGAATTTCATAGTTGAATTTTTCTTCGTTGTAGTATTTGATCCTTTCAATCAAATGATTTAGTGTGTAGTTGTTCCTCGACCCCTTCTTTGTATCATCTGCTATGTCAAATAATGTTGCACTGACTTTATTGTTTCCCTTTCTCAAAACTCTACCTATAGACTGTAGTGTTCTAATCCTAGATTTACTAGGGGAAGCAAAGATAATGTTGTGCAAATTTTTGATGTTGATGCCTGTTGAGAATGTTCCGAATGATGCTACTATTATAGCATCTTTTTCAGTCTCAGTAATACTTCTGACCTCTTCTCGTTCCTGTGCATCCACACCACCATGAACAAAAAATACCTTTCGGTTACCAGTATTTATGAGGTCAAATAACACCTGACCATGGGTGGCAACCCTACTGTAAAGTATCAAAGTATTACCCTTCAAGTCATGAGCAAGGTTCTTGATAAATTTATTTCTCTTCTCATGATTGATAATATATTGCACCTCATCCTCATACGTATCAAACTTCTGAGGTTCATGCTTCATCAATAAAACTTTGATATTCAATTTAGCAAGATACCCTGCATCCTGTAATTTTTTTGTGCTGATGATCTTATATGATGGACCAAACAATCCCTCAAGCACCCACTTGTGAGTCTGTGTGCCATCAAGTGTACCGGTAAATCCGTATCTATATTTTGTATCTGCCATCTTTGTCATGATGCTGACTAATGATTTAGATTTGAATTGATGTGCCTCATCACCTATAACCACCTCAAAATTAGCAAACCATTTACGATCAAGTTTGTATATGCTTTGCCACGTAGAGATGATAACTGACTGTTCAGTGTTTCGTGGTGCACCACCATAGATCTTATAACAATACTTTTCTGCATCCCATCCATAGTCTTCAAAGTCCTTATACATCTGTTCTACGAGTGATGTTGTAGGGACAATCAATAGTATTTTTCTACCTGACTCTGCATGATATCTGCATATAGAATAAATCATGAGAGATTTTCCTGATGCAGTTGGTGATATAAGCAAACGTCTATTACGTCTGAGAGCGTCTGTAACACCCTCTACCTGATAATCTCTAGGTTTATACTTAGATATTGTTGTCAGATAGTCTCTGACGCCCTCCTCTGAGAAAGAATCATTCTCTTCATAGGGCATACCATAGTGTTTATTTTCCTCAAACTCAAATGTATATGAATATCTTTCGCAAAAAACTTGTAACTTGTCAATCAATCCACAGTATATTTCCCCTCTATCCATATTGAATAGACGAATTTTACCATCCCAATACTTATTACGGTACTGGGGCATAAACTTAGCACCCGGAACCTCAAAAGTAAATTGATCTTGCAACTCGTGTTTTATATGTGGATCACAATCAACTCGTAAGAATACTTCATTCTTCTTACGTATAACCAAATCAGCCATAACCAGAAGTAAAGCGTCGCCACTCAATCGCATTCTTGATCTGATATGTTCTATTAGTAATCTGCTTGAGTATCTCCTCCAAGTATTTGAGCATCATATCATAATACTCTCTTTTCATAGATAACTTCTTCAGTTTCTCGTCAGCATCAAGATAAAGTTTTAGATCATCTTTATCTCTTACCTTGTATGGAAAAGGTTCTTCTGCATACACAGCAGCAGTTGCTTTCCCTTGGTAATACTGCCTTCTTTCTAATAAAACTTTAGAATAAGATGTCTCAGTTGCCTTTCTGAGAGTGAGTGTTACATTATATATGTCGTAATACTTAGCGTGTAATTGAGGTATCTTCAACGATTCTGCATCAAGTTCATCCTGATTCATCTTAGAATCAGACTCCCACATATCTTGGACTTTATCTAAAGAAAAACTAGACCTTCTTTCCGTCGTCATCAATCAAATCAAACATAGTATACTTGAATACAGCAGTCGCAGTGTAGTACTGTTGTTCCTCTATTGTAGCATCAAATGGTATTCCTGTCAGTTCTGTTGGAAATAAATCTCTAAATTTTATACTCGCTGCTTCTTGATAATTGCTGTTTAGTATTATTAGTGTAGCATCAGATCTTTCTTGAAACGAACTATTGTCGTCAGGAAAAAATCTACTGTTCTTTTGTAGTCTAGAAAATTGATCTAAACTTTCAGGATATCCCAGTGATGTCAACCACTCATACAATTGTATATAATTTTCTAACTTTTCATCAACAAGAAAATTAACCACTAAATCTTGATAATTTAGTTTTTCTCCGGGAACTGGAAGATCTCGTAGATAGGTTGCTTGCACTGCCACATCAAGAGACATGCCCGGCAAATTTGCTCTGTTGCAAAGAAAATCTACCTTTGGACATTTATTGATTACTAATTTGAATCCTCCAATCGAAAGTAGGTTCCTATTAGAAACCTCATTCAGAGAACACGGATTGTTTGACATTCATCTCTCTATGATATGCCTATTTATTGCCAGAACTCATCCAGTGTATCAAGTGCTTTATGAAGATACTTATTCGCACCAATACACTCCCATTCCCCCATCTCTCCAATCTCACATTTATAATCGAGTTCTCTTTTCAGTTGCATGAGTTTATTAGTCATGTCAACTTTAGAAAGTCTTCCGTTCATAATTGCCTCCTATGTAATTAATTATACATGAGCACAAAAAAAAGACCCCCAAATGTGTGGGAGTCTTGATTTACTAAAGGAATTATATCCTTTTCCTTACATAAGGTTTTGTACCTTAACTCTTCTGTAGTAACGGTTTGAACCGGCAGTGATACGTCCAAGTCCCTGAGTTGTACCTTCAGCGAATGGGTTTGAAACCATACCATATCTGGTTTTGAAACCAATTTTAGGTTGGAATGTATCCTGTCCAACTGCACGAACCATCTGTAATGGAACGTATGGGCAGTAGAATAGTCCTGCGTCATAAGGTGAAGAACCTTTGTAACCCATAACGTAGTACTGATCAGCAGATAGGTTAGCAGCGAATGGATCGATGTATACCTTGAATCTTCCGTTCAATGTACCCGCGAATGTGTTACCTGTGTCGTCAACTGTCAAGTTAGCGTTTAGAGCAGGAGTGTAATCCAATTGTCCTGCAGCAGCAAGAGCAGATGCAACGTCAGCAGAGCAAAGGATGATGTTACCCTTTCCACGACGAGTTCTTTGTG